ACTCGGTCGAAGTCCAATACCAATCATCGGCAATGGGTTGGCCACCTGCTTTCTCCAATGCTGCATTGACCTCCTTACGATGTGTGAAGATAAACAGCATTTCACCCATGCTTGGAATGTACCAACCATCGCTCAGGCTGATATTGTCAGACAGTCCGACGGCCTTTAGGTGTTCGGTGTTCTTCTGGCCGTTCCAATCGGCCACGGCATCAATGCAGGTGTCAATGTAGTTGCCTTTGAGGTTCGACGGGTCTTTCTGTTTGGTCAACGTCGTTTCCTCACCATCGTTGCAATCTCGGAGTGCAATAATGATACTGCGCTCACCCTGCACCAACAAAACGCCCATTGCATCCTCTGGGGGTGTCAACGTGGCCTTGTACGGCACAATGGTCTTTTTCTCATCGTCGCAAATGTAGTAAACACCATCCTTTGGGTGTTTGCCATTTGTCGGTACTGATGGGGTCGGGGCCTCATCTTCCACCATGAATTTGTACATTTCACGGCAAACCTCGATGCTCTTTGGTTCGTCACTGATGGCAAACTCTTTCAAAAGTTCCATCTTTAATTTCTGATTCTCTGTCATACGATAATTAAATTAGGGGTTGTTAAACTAATCTTTCAAATAATAAGGTGTGGTGTAACCTGCACCTTTGAGGGGTAAATCCGCACACCAATCAATCGGGGTGCTAAACAGTGCCTCCACGTCGGCCAACGTCTGGTCGGGCGTTGCCTCGACAATGATTTCATCATGGATATGGAAAACCACGTTGAGGTGCTGTTGCCTGGCCCTCAGAATGACAATGCCCAATATGTCACGGGCAATGGCTTGCACAATGTTCTCTGTGAGTTTGCCGCCATACGTTCTGACGTTGCCCCATTTCTTAGTGGTCTGGTTCAAACCCTCATACTCAATAATTTCATGGTCGCCACGCCATCCGTCGCCATATTCAATGCCAACATTCGCTCTGGGGTAACAGATAACACGGCCAGACGGCAATGTTATTGTTAGCATCCCCCATCGCTTGCCAATCTCAATGCCACGATGTACGGGTACGGTTTTTCCCGTCTTTATGGCTGTAATGGCAGCTTTCTCGATCGTGGCCCACATCTTCACAATTTTGGGGTTGGAATTACGCCAAAGATTCACGATTTCCTTTTCTTCGGATTCTGTCAAACCTAAACGCTTGCCACCCATTGCCTCCAATGCAGACACACCGCCACCATATCCCAATGCCAATGTTGCAATCTTGCCTTTCTGCCTCAACTCAGCATTTTGGCCGTGCTTCTCGACGGGCTTGTTAAACATCTGGCTTGCCGTGGCGCAATAGATGTCGCCACCTTGCCGGAATACGTCCAACACCCATTGCTCACCTGCCAACCATGCAATCACACGGCACTCAATGGCTGAAAAGTCACACACATGAAACGTGTGGCCTGGTGCTGCAATGAACGCTGTGCGGATTAACTCACTGAGTACATAGGTGACGTTGGCATAATTCATTTCAAACTCTGTCAAATCACCCTGACGTACCAAATAACGGGCATCGTCCAAACTTTCCAAATGGTTCTGTGGTAGGTTCTGCACCTGCACCAATCGGCCTGCCCATCTTCCTGTACGTGCTGCACCGCAAAATTGCAAAAGTCCGTGAATACGGCCATCATTGCAAACGCATTTCAACATGGCTGCATACTTCTTATTGCTGGTCTTACCCATTTCACGGCGCAATGCCAAAATCTTCTGAGCCTTTGGCCAATACTTCAATTGGCCGTCCAACTCATCCAGATTCTTTTTGTTGAGGCTGGCCACGGTCATGCCCGTAACCTTGGAAATATAGGCTTTCAATTGGGCTGGGCTGTTGGGGTTCTCCAATCCGCTTATGGTCTTTGCCTCTTGCAGCAACTCGGCCTTAAACTCATCGTCAAACCTTGCAGCGGCCTCAACCAACGGCAAATCAATCATCACACCACGGTCATTGATTTCTTGGTCGGCAATGTACAACTCATCGTCAAATGCAGGGGCCTCCAGACGGCGCACTTTGGCCAAAATCTGTTGCTCAACCTCCACGTCTCTGATATTGTACTTTTTGAATACCTCCCAACGGTCGGGCGCGTCGCTTGGTAAATGCCGCTTGCCGTTCTTGCCGGGGATGGAGAAATAACGGATTAGGATTTTGCCCTCTTTCATCTTACCATCGGCCAATTTCAGCACCTCACCGCATTGCCCCAATGACAGCGGCAAACCCATACGGGCTGCACGTACCATCGTGCATTTCCATTGTGAGGCTGGCAATGGCTCTGGCAATCCCATCCACTTGCTGATGCAAATACGCTCAAATGCAGCGTTAAACGCTGTCTTTGTCACGGATGGGTCTGTGAGTGCTGCCATAACATCGGCTGGCAATTCTTCACCCTGTGCCAAATCCACACATACGACGGGGCCACCATCCACGCTATATGCAAAAAGCAATATCATGAAATCTGGGGCTTCAACGTATTTGTAAACTCCGCAATCGGCCAAATCGTTGCTGCTGTACGTCTCGATGTCAATTCCTAATTCTTTCATTCTCTCTGTTATTTAAGAATGGCCGTGGGTGTTCCAACGCTTTCTTTAATCCCATGTGGGTGTTGCCACTACCACCACCCACGGCCAATCATTCACGGTTTACAAATCCTCATCATCTTCATCATCCATCGGGATATTGCCAAATGCCTCGCTCTGGCTGACGCTGCCGCCAAACTGCTCATCATCCTTGCACTTACGCACGGCCTCCAAAGCTGCTGCAATGCCACACTTACCATTGACCTTGTAGCCATAGAATGTGACACACACCCATGCCCACACGCCGCTGTAAATCTCATCCTCATCAATGATGGGCTGGCCGCTTCGGTCGGTCACGCTGGGTTTCTTGCCTGTCTTGGCGTTGATGTAAACGTGGCCCTGGTAGGCTTCATCGTCTTTGCCCTCACCATCACGCAATGGGTAGGCATCCGATGTTTCATCAATCTTCGGCTTCTTACCTCCCCAATACTTCGTAATGGCTTGGTCGTAGGCGGCTTTGATGCAGCCTTTGAGGGCTTCAACCGTCTCTTTCTGGCTCTTCGGAATGAGTATGCCCGTTTGGTACTTGGCACGGCTTTCGTCACCATCGGGGCCGGTGTACTTCTCGAAAAGATGTGTGTAACTCAATCGGCACGGGCCGATTACAACTGTACGCCCGTCGTTCTTGGGCAAAATGTTCGGTTTCATCATAGTTGTAATGAAATTAAAAATTAAACTTTAGTTATTATTCGCTTAAATCAACTTTGGAAAAATCGTCGGTGTCTAACTCCGGCCTCTTGTCAGATTCAGGCACTAACGTCGGCTTGCCTTGGGGCTTGTCAATCCACTCACCGCAAATCTCGGCAAATCGTTTCTTGCCAATGATTTTCTCCAAATCGGTAATGGTTTTCAGTTCCCTTGGCTTCATGTAGGCATCTTCGGCAAACTCGGCCTTGGATAATGCGCCCATCACGGCCTCTTGGTCTGTGATTTTGCGGACACTGCGCCCTGCAACCAACTTGAAACCTTGGTACTTCTGGCCGTTCAATGCCTGCTCCAACGTGTACTCATCCACGCCCTTAATCCATGTCTTGATTGTGTCTAACATGGGCAAAACGCGGCTGGCCATTTCTTCGGGGCTGATTGTCTTTGGATCGGGGTGCTGCTCCACGGCTGCAAATGTGAGGTCGGCCAATGCCTTGCAGGTCGCTTTGACCTTGCAGAATTGACACCATTCGCCGGGCATCTGGTGGCCTTTACCCTCAAACGCTTCTTTGGCTTTCGGCATGAGTTGGTACGTTGCCCATGCAAGCAAATCAACGGTACTCAACTCATACTCGCTCAGGTTGTCAATACGTGGCTGTACGATGGTCATTCTTACACGTTGGATATTGTACTCAAAACTAAACTGTGAGTATGCACCCAAAGCGTAAATCTGCATTTGTGGGTTCTTGACGGCTGACACCTTTACACCCTTGCCATACTTGAAATCAATAATCTCCATCGTACCATCGGCAATGATAACGGCATCGGCTGTGCCAAATGCCTCTGGCATCCACTCTGAGAAATCCAATTTGACCTCAACCAACAATTGGGCATCGGGTGTTTTGGCACGGGCGGCATTGTACTTTTCCAGCACGATCGTTTTGTACGTGTCTGTGTACTCATCCATTTCTCCCGTGTGGTACTTGTCGAAAAGCTGCTTAATCTCGGCATCCTCATCGGCTGTTGGCAAACCCAAAAATCCTTTGAGGTGCTTGGCGCAATATGCGTGTGCCAATGTACCCTCTTCTGCAAAGGTGCTGCCGCTGTCGGCAATGTTCTCTTCCAGACGTGGGGCGGCTGTGCAATTGAGCCATCTGTGGGCCGCTGACGGGCTTAATAATGCGTGTCCTGCCATATCAATACGGTGCTTTAATTCCGATTGTGCCATCTTCCAATACTTCCAGACGGTCACACTCTGCAATGAATTGTCGTGCCTCATCCTGGCCCTTTTCTGTAATGAGGGCTGACGGCTTGTCTGAGCCTAACAAAGCGGCTGTGTTCTTAAACCACGATGTCAGTTGACGGTGGTACTTCTTATAAAGTTCTCCATCCGTCTCGTCTTTGTAGTTCTCGCCCTCGATACGCTGACGGGTTCGGTGCATGGCATCGCGGATGTCCTGCTCTGTCAGTTCCTTGGGTTCTGCCTCGGCTGGGGCTTCGGCCTCTGGTTCGGGTTCTGGTGCTGCCTCTTCTGCCGGGGCTTCAACCTCTGGGGCTGGTGCTTCGGCTGTTGCTGCCTTACGGCCACGCTTCTTTGCAGGGGCGGCGGCTTCTGGTTGCTCACTTGCTGACGGTTCGGGCTTCGGGGCCTCAACGGTCGGCATCTGTCTGTGGCCAATGACGGCATTAACCAATGCCACCAATTCAGGCGTTACGCCTAAATCCACATGAATGTGTACGCTAAAATCTGTTTTCATACGACTGAAATTAAATGGTTATTTACTCATTTCTTTTGCTAACTCTCTGATGTCCTTTGCCAGAATGATTGACAGTCCGATGCAAAGTACAATTTCAATGATAGTTCCGATTATTGGCATAACTTATAAATAGTTTTCTTCCCAACATTCGACAATCCATTTGCCCGTTGTCACTCTCCGATTGTCGGCCTTACGCACACGGAATTTGAGGCTACCATTGTCAAAATAGCGATATATGGTGTGTCGTTCCACGCCCAACGCTTTTGCCGCTTGCTGCACGGTGTAACGGCCATCGGGTTCAACTTGGGGCCTGGTATGTGTCATATCGCGTTCTTTGTAATGGTTAATTGGTTCTTGGAATAGTCCGTTTGCACACTGAACTTGCAGCCCAATAGGTTCTGCATCTGGTATGCCGTGGACTTGCCGTTGTCACACTGCTGGGCGTTGGGTAGGTCAAACGTGCGTGTCTCACCCATCGCCATGTTTCTTAAATCTTCTCTGGTAATACGTTCCATGTTATTTATCCTTAAATTCTATTTTTTCAATGAGCCAATTAAGCACCCACATCTTATTTTCATACTCTGTGAGTGAAATGCAATGGTTGTTCTTATCGGCGGTCTGTGCCAACTGCCTGATGAGGTCACGCAAATCTACCAACTCTTTTTTGAGTTGTTCAGCACTGTACATGGATTGATTTTGCAATCCAATCGTTTCAATTTCCTTTTCTTTACCTGCCATAATGCGACGTTTTAGTTAAAATTACTTATTTACTCACTCATATCTTTGGCGGAAAAGAAAAACCGTCGTATCTTTGTAGTGGATTTGAACGGTTGTGCTAAAGATGGCTCGACGGCTTTCTTTGTGCGCCTGATACTTCGTTACTCACTCATATCTGGGTGCAAAGATAGGCATTTTGAAGATAACTACATTCATTTTGCCTGTTAAATTATGTTAAGACGTGAAAGAAATTTTTGCCGCCATGCCGTCAAATGCCGCCTAAAGTATTGTATAACAACAAATTAAGCGTAAAATGACAGAAAAAGAAATTATTGGCAAAATGAATGACTTTTGGGCACAAAGTGGCAAAAGTAAGGCAGAAATGAGCCGTGAGTTAGGCGTGGACGCTGGCACATTCGGCAACATCTTGAATGGCAACCGTGGTGTGTCTGCTGGGCTGCTTTCAAAGTTCTTGGAAACGTACCCATCTGTGAGTGCTGAATGGCTCATGCGTGGGGTTGGCTCAATGTTTGCCGCTGATGGGCACGTTGGCGGTGAAAACATTGCCAACAATAACAACTCACAAATCAATGCAGGTGACACGATCAATCGGCTTGTGTCGTTGCTTGAAGAGAAAGACAAACAGATTAACCAATTACTCCAAATCCTTGCATCGAAATGAAAATCTTTGGAATTATCAGTGCCTGCATCTTTGTGGTTTGCTTCTGTGTTCTCAAATACATGGAGCGTAATAAACCTAAAGCGAAAAAACGCCCTCAGACGGCAAATAATACCGACGTTGGGCAATTCTTCGGGGCGGTCAGTAAAATCGCTCTGTGGCTCTTTCTGGTGGCTCTGCTGGTCTTAATTCTGGCTTGGCTTGGTATCGGTGTGTTTGACACAATCGGGCAAATTTTCAGCAAATAAAATTCACCTCTTTGTAATTAACTGAAAATCAGCACTAAAGAAAAACATTATTTATATAATGAGGCATAAAGTCTTTGGTGGCTGGCCAATAGGGTAAAAATGCCGTAACGTGCTGATTTTCAAAGTATATTAAAGAAACGTGGCGAAATGGCCAATTGTTAAAAATCAATGCCTTACACCGAAAATCGGCCTTTGGTGGCCGTTTAAGTGGTAGATTTTGTATAACTTTGGCGCAAATTTCAGCAACGATTAAGCAAATTTACAGATAATAATCAGCAATATGGCAAAATCAAATCTTCGCCTCGATACTCGACGGGCATTAAAAGATGGCACGTTTCCCGTCCAAATCTGTGTCGGCTACGGCACTAACCTCTATCTGGCCACGGGCATATTTCTTGCACCCGATGAATGGGATGCCACGGCCAAACGCTGTGTGGGCAAAAATGCCAAACGGGTCAATGGTGTACTGTCGGCCTTGCTCACTCAGGTATCAAACCGCATTTTGGAGTTGCGCATGATGGGGCAATACGACAAACTGACACCGGCCCAACTTCGGGAAATGCTCACCCACCTTGATTTGTCAGCACCAACCATCGGTGTGCCAACTCTGGGGGCAATGTTCCAAAAGGTCATTGATACGAAAACGGGCGGCACTCGCACACTCTTTGAACAAACATTGAACAAAGTAAATGCTTTCTGTGGGGATGCCAATGCCGTGCGTTTTGAGACGATAAACAAAACGTGGCTCACGGGCTTTTACGCTTCGATGGATAAATTGTCGGTCAATAGTCGGGCAATGCACTTACGCAATCTCCGCAACGTCATAAACTTTGCCGTGGATGATGGGATAACGCAAAACTACCCATTCCGCAATTTCCGCATACCAAAGGAAGAAACGGCCATGAGGGTGCTGCCGTTGGCAAAGTTCCGTGAACTCCTGGCCCTGCCTCTGGGCAAATCTGACTTGGAGCATCGGGATATGTTCTTACTCTCGTTTTACCTTATCGGCATTAACATGGTAGATATGGGCGGCCTTACCTCTGACAATTACGTGAATGGCCGCATTGAGTACCGACGTGCCAAAACGGGCAAACTCTATTCCATCAAAGTTGAAGATGAGGCGGCGGCAATCATTGAAAAGTACCGTGGCCAAAAACACCTCCTACGCTGCTTTGACAGATACAAAAGTTATAAAGACTATATGCAGCACCTCAATAAAGCACTCAGGCGCATGGGGCCAATTCAGACGGATGCCAACGGCAAACCTCAGTACACCGACAACCATTTGCCCATGATGCAGCCGATTGAGCCACAAATCACGTCGTATTGGGCGCGTTACTCATGGGCGACGTATGCCGCTGAATTGGATATACCAAAAGACACCATATCTGAGGCCCTTGGCCACAAATACGGCTCTGCCATTACGGGCGTTTACATCAAATTTTCCCTCGACAAAATAGATGCCGCAAACCGACGTGTCATTGACTATCTGTTGGGCAAATAAAAAACCGTGCTGGCCCTCACGGGTTGGCACGGTCTCAACAACTTTCGTCGCACTTTTACAGATATGTACAAAATCAATGTTTAGCCTTGATGTATATAAATAGGATATAAAGCAACGCGGCAATGCAGCACAATGAACCAATCCATATTAACGGCCTTTCGTACCATTGCACGGCCTTACTTATCTTTTCCTCGGTCTCTCGCTGCTTGCTCTCGTTCTTATTGATGCCGTTTGCCTGGTCGGTGTGGCTGGCTGATATGCTGTCACGCTCTGCCACTCCGTTTTTGATGGTAACGTCGGCCTTGCCCATGCCTTTAATGGATTTCACGCCCTGCATGGTCACGTTTCCTGCCGTGTCAATGCTGACCGTACCGCCACCATCCACAAACTCGATCGTGGCCGATTGCTCGACGTGCTGGGTGGCCGTGGTGGTGTCGGTGTAATTTGATACTGCGCTCATCGTGTCGGCCACGGTGTGCGTGGTGTCAATGAGGCTGGCCGTGGTGTTCTCCTTAATGACAGTCTGTTTGGCTCTGCACCCAATTAGCATGAGCGCGGCCAGAATGATGAAAATAAGCTGCTTCATACTCCCTTAAATTTGATGTCGTTTAACCGATTCAACCAACCTCTTTTGTACTTCAAATTGGTTGGTCGGCTTCTGCAAATTCTCTCGATGTAGGCCAACCGTTCTTTCCTGATGAGGTCAAACAGTTGCTTGGGGTCTTTGGCATTAACGGCGGCAATCGTCTTGGGGCCAACAATGCCGTCGGCTGTCACGCCAATTGCTCTTTGTGGGATGGTGATGCCATATTTTCCGCTGCCCCACACCCAATCAACCAATATGAGGGCGATGGATTCGTTGTTAATCTGGTCGGCTTTCCACTTATCCCAAAACATGGTCTTTAGTATTTCCAACCATTCTTTGTATTTAATGGCTTTCAGCCTCATAATGGTTGGCCGTGGGTAGCCTTTCCGACGGCAATACTCCGCGAACGTGGCCAATGTCACGCCACACATGGTTGCACCTCCCAAATCGTCGGGGTCATTGGCAAACCCTTTCGACTTGGCTTTCTCAAACAATTGCTCATTGGTCAAACCAATGCCCGTTGTGCCTGTTTCCCATTTCAGGATAAACGGCACGATGCTTTCAACTCTTGCCATGCTCTTTCGTTTTTAAGTTAATATCCGTTTTGTGGTTCTCTCTGGGCGCACTTAGGGCGCACACATCGAAAACGCTGCAATTCCAATTCAATACTTTGCTTCTCTTTCAGCAACTCAAAATAATCATCTTGCAACTTACGCAATCGGTCTGTCTGGTTGACAAACCTTTCCTCTTTCTCTTTGAGTTGGTTTTGCAAAAACTCCATGCTGTCGCGCAAAACTCCAAATTCCACACCATCGGCCTCGGCCTCTTCTTTTCGCTTGTTGGTCTTTCGGTTCAAAAGGTACTTGATGGCCTCCCATCCTCCCATTGTTCCGACAATGGTTGCAACAATCTCAATAACGCTAACTGTCTCCATGTTCCTTTGTATAAAGTTCAATTACAATATCGTTTTCGCGTTGTTCTATCAATACCACATATCTCGTTTCTAACAGATGCAGCAAACCCATATCAATCACATCAACGCGTAATGTAATCGGGTCTTTCGATTCAACTTCAATAATCGCCATCTCTTATGCGTTTTTGAGTAATGCAATTTTGTTTATACTTGTTTTTGATGGCCACAACTTCGTAATGGCCTTTTATGTAAATCCATTTGTAAATACGTGGGGCAATCATGCCCAATATCTCACGTCGCTTGCCGTACTCATCGGACTGCCTGAGCAATCCCAAATATGAGTTGATGGAGCAAACAGCGTGGTTTACTTCGTCAATGTTCCTGGCCCTGTTGAGTTTCCTGACGGCTGCAATAAAGTTGGTCAATACTCTGTTGCAACAATACGTCCGATACGGCTTTACGACTGCGCCCGTAAACTCAACGCCCTTGGTGTAATGCTGGAAATAAAATTTTTTCGGGTTGAGGTTCAACCCCAATTCCGCTAACTTAACGCGGATTTTTGGTACTGCGCTCAACAGCACCTTTTTGTCGGCGTGGATGCAATAAAAATCGTCCACATATCGCCCGTGGTACTTTATGCCCAATTCCTCGATGTACCAATCCAGAATGTTCAAAAGGAAGTTGGCAAACAACTGTGCGAACAAATTGCCGATGGCCACACCTTTGCCCTCTCCATTGGTGAAAAGGGATTTGTTGGCTGGTAGGTGTTCCCACATTTCGCGTGGGCTGTGTCTTTCACAATTCCGCTCTGGGCAATGCAGCACTACGATTTGGCAAAGGTAGCGCAAATCGTCAATGTCACTGCCCTGGTAATACTTCACGATGAACTTATCAATCATCCGTGCCAACATGGATTTGTCAATGCTCATAAAGAAACCTTGCAAATCCAATTTCATGATGTAACAGTCGGTGGTGTAATTGTTGCTGGCTTCCTTAATATCGGCCTCCAGCATCTTCACACCATACAACTGCCCTTTGCCTTTTCTGCAATTGAATGTCCGTGGACTAAACACCAACTCAAACAACGGCTCTAAACGCAAACCGATGTAATGATGCACAATCCTATCTTCAAATGAGGCGGCAAACACTTCACGATACCTTGGGCGCGTTACGACAAAACAGATAGATTTGCCCGGCTGGTATGTTCGCGTGTTGATACGGTCACGCAAAGCAATTAGGTTGCTTTCGTAATTCATTTCATACACGATCGCGCTTGCCGTTCTCCGCTTCCTGCGGCGGCAATCGTAATACGCTTCTAACATTCCATCCGTTGTTACCATATCTTTATACTTTTTAAGCAATGTCCGTAAATAGTGCTGAGACGGGGCGCACTCGATTCGTGTTCGTGGCCTTAGTGTTGTTGTTCATGTTGCCGTTGTTGAGGTTCAGATTCCATGCGTTGGTCGCGCTGTACTCGGTGGCTCGCCAATCTGTGCCGTATTGTCTTGTTCTTAACCGTGAATGACGGTACACGGCCCATTTATTACGGATTGCACACTCGGTTTGTCTTAACTCTCCGATTCCGGCATTTGCTCAACTCCCTTTTTGGCGGTCATTGAGTTTTTCCATGCTGTACTCTGTTTGCCTATCGCGTCCATTAGTTCAATGATATGTGCGTGCCGCCCCATACCTTTAATCCATTGCCTTTCTCCTGCAATACGCATTAGGGTTTTCAATGTTTCAAATTTGGTCTGAAACACGATGAGGTGGTGCAATCTGTTGGGCTTATCCATGTAAGCTGCCGCAATGTCCTCGATGAGGCCGATGCCCAAATCCTGCATCTTTGCACCCACACTGAATTTATAGGCGCGTGGGAAATTCGGCATAATATCCAATATCTCATCCAGCAATGCCCGTGCGTCCAGATAGATGCGCGTGTTCGATACCAATTTCAATTGATTACCCATTTGCTTTCTTGCTTTTGTTTAATGCACCCGTCTTGCGACGGGTGCAAAGGTTAAAGATTAAAGTTTGAAGATTAAGAAATAAATGCTGAGACGGGGCGCACTCGAA